CGTATGATACCTGATGGTGTTTATTTAGATGCTGATGGTTTAGCAGAGGTTGATTTAGGTAATGGTACAAACTATAATCCACAGGAGGCTTTAAACATGTTTTTCCAAACAGGTAGTGTTATAGGTAGAAGCTTTACTTCTGAAGGAGATATGAATCCAGGTAAAATACCTATTCAAGAAATACAATCTAGCTCTGGTGGTGCTAAACTACAGTCACTTATAGGTAATTATAATTATTACTTACAGATGATAAGAGATGTGACTGGATTAAACGAGGCTAGAGACGGTAGTATGCCAGACGAAAGAACTTTAGTTGGCGTACAAAAACTAGCTGCAGCTAATTCTAATACTGCTACAAGACATATATTAAAAGGAGGTTTATTTATAACACAAGAAGTAGCTGAAGCTTTATCACTTAGAATATCTGATATTATAGAATACTCTCCAACAAAACAAGCTTTTATACAAAAAATAGGTACACACAACGTTGCTACTCTACATGAAATGTCATATTTACATTTGTATGATTTTGGTATATTTATAGAGTTAGCACCAGACGACGAAGAGAAAGCTATACTTGAAAACAATATTCAAGGTGCTTTATCACAAGGTAGTATAGAGTTAGAAGACGCTATTGATCTTAGAGAAATTAAAAATGTCAAACTAGCTAATCAATTGCTAAAAATAAAAAGAAGAAAGAAAATACAAAGAGATCAAAAGATACAGCAAGAAAACATGCAAGCTCAAGCACAAGCAAATGCACAAGCGCAACAGGCCGCGGCACAAGCAGAAGTACAAAAACAGCAAAGTTTAGCACAGACTACTATTTCTATTGAGCAAGCTAAAGTTAACATGGAGATACAAAAAATGTATCAAGAAGCAGAAGTTAAGAAAATATTAATGGCACAAGAGTTCCAGTACAATATGCAGTTACAAGGTATTGAACAAGAAAAAAAATCAGCTGGAAACAAAGAGAAAGAAGACAGAAAAGATAAAAGAACAAAAATACAAGCCACACAACAAAGTGAGCTTATAGACCAAAGAAAAAACAACAAACCACCTAAAAACTTTGAATCATCAGGTAATGATATATTAGGAGGAGAAGCAATAGGTGATATGTCAGAGTTTGGTCCAAGATAAATTTATTAACTATTATTATATTATATTATGGCAAAAGAAAAAAAGGAAGGGCCAGTTGTTGACAACGAAACTGGTACTTTAAAAGTAAAAGAAAAAGTAAAGAAGCAAACCGCTAAAAACAAAACAGAAAACAACGTAACTAAAGTTAGTTTAGAAAAACCTGTTTCAGAAGAAATAGAGCAAACAGTTACTAAAGTAAATTTAGATAAACCACCAGTGCAAAATGAGGAAGTTAAAGAAGAAGTTGTTGAAAACAACACTGACGACACAGGAGTGGTTGAACTCGTTGAAGACACCACAACCACACCGGAACAAGAAAAAGTACAACCGGAGGTTGAAGCACAAGAACAACCAGTTGTAGAAGAGATAACTGAAGAAGAGGTAAAAGAACAAGTTGAAGAGTTAGCTGAACAAGCTGAAGAAGCTGTAGCAGAAGCTCAACAAACTGGAAAAGCATTACCAGAAAATATTCAAAAACTTGTGGACTTTATAGAAGACACTGGTGGAAGTTTGGAAGATTATGTTTCTATAAACAAAGATTATACAGATATGGATAATCAAAGTTTGTTACAAGAATATTACAAGCAAACAAAACCTCATCTATCAAACGAAGAAATAGACTTTGTCATGGAAGACACTTTTTCTTATGACGAAGAATTAGATGATGAAAAAGAAATTAAAAGAAAAAAACTAGCCATGAAGGAGCAAGTTGCTCAAGCAAGGCAACACTTGGAAAGTGTAAAATCCAAATATTATGAAGAAATTAAAGCTGGAAGTAAACTGACTGAAGAACAACAGAAAGCTATTAACTTTTTCAACAGATACAATGAAGAATCAGAGTCTAGTAAAAAAATGTCAAAAGTTTTTAAGCAAAAGTCTGAAAAAGTATTTAGCGACAAATTCAAAGGTTTTGAATACAATGTTGGTGAAAAAAGATTTAGATTTAATGTTAAAGACATTGATACGGTAAAAACTAAGCAAAGCGATATTAATAACTTTATAGGAAAGTTTCTTAATGAAGATAATACTATGGCTGATGCAGAAGGTTACCACAAAGGGCTTTTTACTGCAATGAATCCAGATCGTATTGCAAATCATTTTTATGAACAAGGTAAAGCTGACGCTATAAAAGAAAGCATTGCTAAGTCTAAAAATGTTAGCATGGATCCTAGACAAGAACACGTTGAAAACGTAAACACTAGTGGGTTTAGAGTAAGAGCGCTTAATGACGAAAGTTCTGATTTTAAATTTAGAATTAAAAAGAAAAATTAACAATTTAAAAATTAAAAATTATGGCAATTACTGCAGGAGGTAGTTTAAATAGTGTACCTGCTCCACAACAGCAAACACTATCTACAAACTACTTTGATTTTACGTCTACAGCTGGACAAGGCTGGGCGCAACAATATTTACCAGATCTAATGGAGAAAGAAGCTGAAGTGTTCGGACCAAGAACTATTTCAGGTTTCTTATCACAAGTTGGAGCTGAAGAAGCGATGAGCGCTGATCAAGTTATTTGGTCTGAGCAAGGTCGTTTACACCTACACTATACTGGTGAAATCACTAATGGTGACGCTGGTTCAATTCTTGGTGGACAAATTACTATCGGTAACGACATCGATGGTCAAACAGCTGGTGCTGCTCACGGTATTAGAAAAAATGATACTGTTATTATCGCTAGTTCTGAAGGTACGGTTAAAGCATTAGTTACATTGGTAACTGCTGGTTCAGCTGTTATTGAAGTAGCTCCTTACGGGGTTGTAGACTTAAACGATGTATTCCAAGATAACCAAGGTG